TGATGAAAGATTTGAGCGGAGATGGTAAGGTTACCAAGAAAGATGTTTTAATTGGTCGTGGCGTCATTAAAAAAATGAACGGTGGCATGATCAAAAAGGGCTACAAAGGCGGTGGCAAAGTAAAAGGCTACAAGAACGGTGGCTGTGTTATGGCTGGTCGCGGTGGGAAATATAAAGGCGAAATGTAATGACAACTTCTGGATCAAGAGATTTCAACCTCGATGTAGCTGAACTTATCGAGGAAGCATATGAGCGTTGCGGCATAGAAGTACGCACAGGCTACGATGCCAAGACTGCTCGTCGCTCTTTGAATCTCATGTTTGCAGAATGGGCCAACAGAGGATTGAACCTGTGGACTGTTAAATCTCATACGATTGATCTCACGCAGGGACAGGCACAAGAAACTCTTTCGGACAATGTAGTTGATCTACTGGATGTTGTTCTTCGTAGAAACAATACTGACTATGAAGTTCAAAGAATATCTAGGGGTGAATACGCAACTCTGCCTAATAAAACAACGCAGGGCAGACCTAGCCAATACTGGTTAAATCGTCAGATTAATCCTGTATTGAATCTTTGGTCAGTACCTGAGAACTCTACAGATCAAATTATTTATTATTTTGTTCAGAGGATCGAAGACGCCGACACATTGGTTAACACAACAGATATGCCGTTCCGGTTTTATCCTTGTATGGCTGCAGGATTATCCTACTACATTGCTATGAAACGAGCACCAGAACGTGTACAGTTGTTAAAGACTGTTTACGAAGAAGAGTTCCAACGAGCAGCGGATGAAGATCAAGGAAGAACCGCTTTAAAACTTCAACCTAGTCTTAGTTATTTGAGGGTCTAATGGCATACGCGAGTGGCAGTAAAGCGTGGGGAATATCTGATCGATCAGGCCGTCGATACCGTCTTCGTGACATGAAGGTAGAGTGGACGGGGGCCAAAGTTGGTCCTGATGAGTTTGATCCCAAGCAACCTCAGTTGTTTCCACCAAAAGCGTACCCCGATCCCCAAGCGTTGAGAAACCCGAGACCAGAAACAAATCTAGAGGAACAAAGAGCTTTGCAGTGGGGATGGAACCCAGTAGGATTTAATTATTTACCGGGTCTTTCTCCAGATAACAATTTAGTAGCCACAGGATCTGTTGGCGCAGCTACGGTGGTGATAACATGAGCTTTACATACGATGAACTAAAGACGGCTATACAGGATTATACTGATAACACTGAGACAAGTTTTATTAACAACTTGCCTTTGTTTATCCGAGTTGCGGAAGAACGCATCTTAAAAAACGTGCAGCTTGATTTGTTTCGTAAGAATGCTACTGCAGTTATGTCTAAAGGATCTCAGTATTTAAGTGGTCCTACAGATTTCTTAGCTCCGTTTTCATTGAGTTACACAGTTGATGGCAATAAAACTTTTGTAGAATTTAAAGACGTTTCGTTTTGTCAGTCGTATACTCCAGACCCTGCGACTGAAGGTAAGCCTCAGTACTACGCTCAGTTCGATGTAGACAATTTTTTGTTGTCTCCGTCTGCAGACGCATCCTACACCTGTGAACTGCATTATTTTTACCGCCCAGTTAGTTTAACTGCGGGAGCAGGTTCTGGCACAACTTGGTTAAGTACGAATGCGGAAATGTGTCTTTTGTACGGTTCTTTGGTAGAGGCCAATATCTACCTCAAAGGCGAACAAGACATTATGCAGATGTATAACAGTAGGTTTACAGAGGCAATGACCGCTCTTAAAATGTTAGGTGAGGCAAAAGAAACGACTCAAGAGTATAGGGTCGGAAGAGTTATAAGGCAAAAACAATGATACAAATAGAAGCTTTTGAAAATTTTAAAGTTCGTACATCTGATAACGGAGGTCACAGCCCAGATGCTGTTGCAGAAATGTGCACTGACAAACTAATGAGTGTGTCAGAGTCGGCTCCGCCCGAGATACGAATGCAAGCAGAAGCGTATAAATCGCAGATGTTGCAAATTATCTCGCATTATATTAAAGTAGCGGTTAAGGAAGACCGCGAAACAACATTCGTAAAACTAAATGAGGCTGGGTTTCCTGACCTCGCAACTCAACTTAGGAGACTTTAAATGGCCTTTTCAGGTAACTTCATGTGTACATCGTTTAAGAAAGAACTGATGACAGCTACACACAACTTTAGTGCTTCGGGCGGAAACACCTTTAAGCTCGCATTGTATACAAACAGTGCTTCATTCACGGCAGCAACAACTGCGTACACTTCTAGTAACGAAGTAAGTAACTCGGGCAGTTACACTGCTGGCGGTGGTGCGTTAACCAATGTGACTCCTACAACTTCTGGGACTACTGCGTTGACTGATTTTGCTGATAAAGAATTTACATCTGCTACGATTACAGCACGAGGCGCGTTGATCTACAACGATAGCGCTGCGGGTGATCCAACAGTTGCGGTTCTGGACTTTGGTGCGGACAAAACTTCGACTACGGGTACGTTTACTATTCAGTTTCCAACAGCGGATGCTTCAAACGCTATTATTCGTATCGCTTAAAATAATAGGAGTAGCCCTATGGCCTTAATTGTCGCTGATCGCGTACAAGAAACCACTAATACTACGGGTACAGGGGCTTATACTCTGGGAGGCGCGGTTCCGGGCTTCCAAACATTTGCTTCCGAGGTATCTAACGCTGACACTGTCTACTACTCGATAACGGATAATGTAAACTTTGAGGTTGGGCTTGGAACTTATGCGTCTAGTGGGGGGACTATTACCCGCACAACGGTATTTACGTCTTCTAACTCCAATAACGCTGTTAGCTGGGGTGTTGGGACAAAGAATATATTCTTGACCTATCCTGCAGATAAGGCCGTAATCGAGGATGCAAGTAACAATGTATCCATCGGTAACAACTTAGTTGTGGGTGGTACTGTAGATGGACGTGACGTAGCTACTGACGGAACTAAGCTAGATACAGTTGAAACAAACGCTGATGTAACAGACACGGCTAATGTGACTTCTGCTGGCGCGGCTATGAAGGCTAATAACCTATCAGATTTACCTAACAAATCTACAGCCCGTACTAATCTAGGTGTGGCTATCGGGTCAAATGTGCAGGCTTATTCTAGTGTTCTACAAAACACTACGGCATCTTTTCTTACCGCAGATGAAACTAAAGTGGACTATATCACGGTTACACAGGCTGTTAATCTCGATCAAATGGAAACCGATATTGCTGCGCTTGAAAATGGTATGGTTTATAAAGGTGATTGGAACGCAGGTTCAGGCAGTTTCCCTGGTGGGGGCTCTGCCCAAACAGGTTGGTTCTATTACGTTTCTGGAGCAGGCACTGTTAATAGTATATCGTTTGCAGTAGGAGACAACATCGTTGCTACGACAGACAATGCGTCTACTTCTACTTACGCAAGTAATTGGTCAAAACACGATCAAACAGATGCTGTTCAAGCCGTTGTAGGTTTAACCGGTTCTATCGCAAAAGGTTCTCTTTTATCTGCACTAAACGTAGAAGACGGTGCAGACGTAACAGACACGGCTAACGTTACTTCTGCCGGAGCTTTGATGGACTCTGAAGTTACTAACTTAGCTCAAGTAAAAGCCTTTAGCAGCAGCGACTATGCTACGGCGGCACAAGGTACAACCGCAAACAATGCTTTACCAAAAGCTGGCGGCACAATGAGCGGTGACATAGATGGTAACGGGAACAAAGTTCTATTTGCTAACGTATACTCTCAATTGTCAGATCTACCAAGTGCTTCTACTTATCACGGTATGTTTGCTCATGTTCACGGCACAGGCAAAGGTTACTTTGCTCATGCAGGTGCATGGGTTCCTTTAGCTAATGAATCAACCACCTTGGCGCTATCTGGCGGAGCTATGACAGGTGCTATTACTACTAACAGCACTTTCGACGGACGTGATGTATCTACAGATGGTACTAAGCTAGACACAATCGAAACTAATGCGGACGTAACAGACACGGCTAACGTCACTGCCGCAGGAGCCTTGATGGATTCTGAAGTTGACGCTGATATTAAGACTTTATCACTACCCGCTAATACAACTATCAGTGCGTATGGTAAGACATTAGTTGATGACGCGGACGCCGCTGCAGCTAGATCAACATTAGGTTTAGGTACAGCCGCTACTACCGCAGCTTCCGCATATGCTACAGCCGCTCAAGGTACTACGGCTGACGCCGCTTTACCTAAAGCTGGCGGCGCGATGACAGGTGCTATCACAACTAACTCAACCTTTGACGGACGTGACGTAGCTACAGATGGCGCAAAGCTAGACACAATAGCAACTAACGCTAACAACTACAGTTTCCCTTACACAGTTTCTGCCGCTGCGAGTAACAGTACTGTCGTACAACGTAATAGTAGTGGGCATATTTTTGCTAACTTCATAAACACAACGGCTAATGATGTAACAAGTGGCGTTACTAAAGTCATGGTCGAGACAGGTAACGACAACTACATAAGACATGGTAGTGCGGCGGCTGTCCGTTCTTTCCTAAACGTAGCCGATGGAGCTACTAACGTAACTAACAATAACCAGCTAACTAATGGCGCTGGGTATACCACAAACGTAGGCGATATTACAGGCGTTACTGCTGGTACAGGTATCAGCGGTGGCGGTACATCGGGTACAGTCACAGTAAACCACGCAGATACGTCAACCCTTAATGGTAACTACGGTATAAGCGGTAGTAATGGCGTTGTTACACAGAGTTTTGTACTTACATCTGACAGTTTGGGGCACGTTACAGGTGTTACTTCTGCATCAACAGATTTAGACAACCGTTACATCCAAAGCGTAACTGCTGGGACAAACCTTAATGGTGGTGGGTCTAGTGGTGGAGTTACACTCAATCTTGATAGCACGATAACGGTAACTACGGTTAATGCGGGTACGGTTAATACCACTTCAGATAAACGTGCTAAAGACGATATAACCCCGATCACTGGTGCTTTGGATAAGGTTCAACAGCTAGGTGGTTACTCGTTCACTCTTAAAGCAACTGACGAGAAGTCTTCAGGTGTTATAGCTCAAGAGGTGCAAAAGGTTATGCCAGAGCTAGTGCAAGAAGATGCTGAAGGGCTTCTATCTGTACAGTATGGCAACATGGTTGGTTTGTTGATCGAAGCAATCAAAGAACAACAAGCTCAAATTGACGAGCTAAAACAAAAACTCAATGGCTAATAGTAAAGGAATACGAAGATGGCTATAAAAGTAAGTGGTACAGATGTTATAACAAACGCAAGGCAGTTAGCTAATATTGCCTCTATTGATTCAGCCACGGCTACTGCTATATCGAATGCTGGTGTAGGCGGTGCGGCAGAATCTTTCAGACTTTTAACAACTGCACCGAGTAGTCCTTCCGTAGGAGATTGTTACTACAATCAAAGCAACTATTATCTATACATATACGATGGCTCAAATTGGGTCGGCAAAGATTTTGCGGCTATTCCCGTAAATCAAGGTAGTGGGGACCAACTATACCTTCCTACTTCGGGAACTTTATCTGGTACTTGGAACCCTCCGGTAGGAGTACATTTTATCTCCGTAGTTCTTGTAGGTGCTGGGGGTTCCCGATCCGGTCCCGGCTATCTTGCTGGTAGTGGGGGTGGAGGTATGTGCTGGAAAAACTGGCAGATACAACCAGGGCAATCCTATTCATACTCTGTTAGTGCAAGTGGAGTTGCTTCAAACACAACTTTTTCAGGCCATGGAGTTTCGATGTCTGCGGGGCATGGACAAACAGTAAGTAGCAC